TCATGTGTTTTTGCACGATTTAATGACTGTGGCACAAGACCCTAAATCCTCTCAAGATGAGGTAGAGATGCAAGAGCATAGAGTCATCAATCTGCTAGAAAAGTTACTCTCTAAGGATTCCAATGGGAAGTGCTAACGAAACGTGTACTGATACTGAGTTCATCCAGTTATGGGGCAAACTTCAGTCTGCGACAAGAATTGCGGAGCACCTTAACATTGCAGTAAGGGCAGTTCATTTGCGCAGAAGGTGGATTGAAAAAGAATACAACATGGCACTTTCAGCAAGTGACCATCGTGGTGTTCAATACGACAAAAACAAGCCCAAATCCTTCTCTCCTTTAAAACAAGTAGAACTTGGAATGTTGGACGGGTGTGTGATTGTGTTCTCAGATGCTCACTTCATACCTGGTCAGCGTACAACGGCCTTTAAAGGTCTTCTATGGGCTATAGAACAGTTCAAACCCAAGGCGATAATCTGTAACGGGGATGCCTTTGATGGGGCTTCTATATCTCGCCATGATATAACTGACCAGCCCCAAACTTCTGTTGTTCAAGAGCTAAAAGCTACGCAAGGTGCGTTGGGTGAGATTGAGGAAGTCGCTAAAGCAGCCAGACACAATGTAAAGCTACTGTTTACATGGGGAAACCACGATATTCGGTTTGGCAACAGATTAGCCCAACACGCACCACAATTTAAAGAGGTTCAGGGCTTTAAACTGACAGACCACATCCCAGATTGGGACTTTTGTTGGGCAGTATGGCCTACAGATAACGTAATTGTTAAGCATCGTTACAAAGGTGGCATCCACGCCACTCATAACAATACTGTCAATGCGGGAGTCTCTGTCGTTACGGGACACCTTCATAGCCTTAAAGTGACCCCTTTTAGCGACTATAACGGGGTTCGGTATGGGGTAGATACGGGGACTTTGGCTGAGACTGATGGGCCGCAATTTGCCTATGCTGAGATAAACCCAAACAACCACAGATCAGGTTTTGCTGTGCTAAACTTCTTCAATGGTCAGCTTTTATGGCCTGAACTCGTCCATAAATTTGATGAGGACATGGTTCAGTTTAGAGGCGAAGTCATTGATGTAGGTGCGTTTTGAGTGCCTGGCTCATCATCTTAACTGGTGCAATCTACGCCTACATTGCTGGTGAGCAGCTATATAAAGAAAACCCCTACATGGCTATCGTGTACGCAGGGTACGCCTTTAGCAATGTGGGGCTTTATCTCTTGGCAAAGTAGCTTATAGGCTACCTTACTCTCCTCAAAGGCTCTTGATACTTTTCTGGTGGCGGTGGTGGTGGAATCATGTTCTCCGAGGGTGGAGTCCATCCATGCTTTCTCCAAAGGGCTTGGACATCCGATCCTGATTCCCATTTAAAGTCTTTCAGAGGGACTGAAGGATAGCTAATCTTGGAATGTGGAGGTAGTTCTATCATTTTGCTGCCCTCATAACCCTCTGATTGCGACCAAATTTGCCACGTTTGACACCCGAAACCTCAATAAATCCCTTGTCTAACAAAGCACGATACCTTGCTGTTATTGAGGAATATGGGTAGTTTGGGAACATTCCGAGGATGTCGTCTGATATACACCCCTCTGGGAAGCCTTTAATGGCCTCATAGACCATTGTTTCTAGCTTGGTAGTGTCAACTGCTTGAGCCGCCTGATGGCTCGTTGTAGGGTCTTGTCTTCTAGCCAGTTTAAACGCTGGCGTACCAAAGAATCTTTCCATTGATTCTTTCATGTTGTCAAAAATCATCATTAACTCCTATTAGGTAAGGGGAAAACTGCTCGTCTGCAAGCTAGGAAAATCCTTTGCACAGCTCTCCCCTCGGGTTTATATTAACTCAGAAAGGCAAATCTTCGTCTTCAAAACTTGCCTTCTTAGGGGCTTGTTTGGGCTGATAGTCCTCTTTGGGTGATACTGCTAAACCCATGAACTTACCGCTTTTACCCTCTTTAATCCATGCAGATAGCCAGTAATCCTGACCACCAACTGTGATATTTCCTTTGTAATCAGGGTGTTTCTCTGACTCTTTTTTGTCGTTCTTGAACAAAACGCCTGAGTTATCTTTCTTTTCCATCACATTTCCTTCGCTTTTTTTAACGCACTTCTTACTTTACTGGGTAGGAGTGTCCACAATGCGATCTTTTGTTCCGCATCAAGGTTCTCTCCTTCCAACTTATCCCAAGCTGCCTTGGGGTCACCTTGCTCACAGGTAGCAATCAATTCAACTGCCATCTCTTGCAAATACTGCACCTCATCTGGGGGAATATTATCCATTGCACCCTGAGTAGGCGTAATCACTACTGACCTGCCCTCTTCTGGTAGGTCTTCACCAGCATAGATATATAAACCCAAGCCATGCAGACTTAAAGCCTTTGTCATGCAACGCATGATTGCCGTGTTGACCGCAAAAGCATCAGGATTAGGGATGGCTTTGTTTCTGTAGTCCATGACGGGAAGTTGGCAAGTCATTGGTTTGCCAAACATGGTAGCGGTAACGAACACCATTGCCGTACCATTGATTTCCATGAAACACTTGTCGCCAAACATCTCTACCTTGTAGGTGGCGGTAGGATCAGCTTTGAGAGCCTCTTGCCATGCCCAAGCCCATGACAGGTAGGTCAGGTTGTTTTTCTTCTCTGTATGAGAATTGACATCTTTTTTCAGTAACGCTTCTATTGACATATTAACTCCTTTGATTTTCATCTAACTCTTGTTGAATAATCTCTTTTTGTTGTTCAGGATATAAATCCTTGAACTCAATAAAGTCTGCTTCTTGGCAGCAAACTATTTTATCTCCCTTGATTGTCAGGCAATAAGGGCAGTAGTGGATGTCTGAGAACTCTTCCACAAAGAATTGAAATAGTGTTTTCATGTGAGACTCTCGAAAGCCATTTCCCACACAACATCACCCGCCAGATCGGTGAGCTTGTTTAACTCATCTTCTGTCAATCTTGTTCCATCTTCGTAACATCCATCTGAGAAGTAGGCATCAGAGAAATCTGGATAATCTCTGCTATCTACTCCATCTACTTCTAGGTCTACAACCTTTTTTCCATTAAGAATCGGCATCACACGCCCCTTGCTTTGAGCATAAAGTCTGCTAGTTGGTAGGCATTAGCCGCAATAACAAAGTCATCGCAGTCTTCTAACTTATGATTTGTGATAATTGCTTGCATAGCTTTAGCCGCAAAGTAGTCACGCAATGTCATGCCTTCTGTGTGTCGATACTGAGAACCCGATATTGGAAACGCTGATTGCTTCATATTCACTCCTATTTGTTTATCAAAAATGTGGGTTATTTACTGCCCACACCATTAATGTGCCACATAGATTCCTGAATTTACATAGGGGTTTTCCCTAATTTACGCAAATTTTTTTTATGCTAATCTAAAAAGACTTGTCCTATTAATAAATAGCCTTTCCTTCTCCTTCCTTCCTCTTATGCACTCTGAAATACTTGAACAAAGATGCGCTGAAGCCTTGCTTGGGTACTCTCAAACAATGGCAGATGCTTATACAACCGAACCAGAGGACTTTGATGCGGCTGTAACAGCTTTGCTTGCCAGAACGCTAGAACTTCATCTAAACCGAACAATTAACCTGGAGAACCTTTACAAATGACTCAAGAATCCATCATCAAATGTCTACAAAACGGATCGCTAACTTCCTACGAAATGGAGAACCTAACGGGTATTCCAAGAACTTCCATCGTGGCTGCTTGCAAGAAAATGATTCGCAAGAAGGAACTTACGGCTATAAAGATTAAGATGGGTAGGTCTTGGATAATGAAATACACCCTAGAGCCACACATGATTGAGGCCACAAAAGCCGCCAATGATGAGCCATACAACAAGTTAAACCCTTTTGACATCAGAAACGCACAGGGTATCTTTACCAAGGCTGAGTATGCGGTTATGAACTCTCAGGCTATTCGTTTGCTTGGCAGACCAAAAACAAATGAAATTACCAACAATCAATATATTTGAGTTTACAAAGTAGAATTAGTTTGATATTATGGAATCCAGCTAGGTCGGGAGTTGCTACCCAACCGAAAAGAGTTAACCCTTCTCCTGCTGGCAATTCCTTCAAAGGGTGGTTTAAAAAGCGGAATATATGCACTACTACCAGTTCCATATTGGTGACTACAAAAGTCACGCCCATCATCTTTCTTTGATGGAAGATTTAGCTTACAGACGTTTGCTAGATTTCTACTTTCTCCATGAACAACCCATAAAACACCGAGATATTGCTCGTCAGATCGGTATGCGTGAGCATGAAGAAGACGTAATGACTGTCCTAAATGAGTTCTTTATTTCAACGGCAGATGGCTTTGTTTCTCCTCGTGCAGACAAGGAAATCAAGCAATACAAAGAGTTTGCAGAAGCAGGTAAACGTGGGGCGGCTAAGAGGTGGGGAACACCCCCCAATGGGGAGGCTATTAGCCCCCCTAATGCTACCCCAATAGCAACCAATAACCATAAACCAATAACCACTAACCATAAAGAGAGAGCAACTAGCGTTGCCTGTCCACCAGATGTTTCACAACAAGTTTGGAATGATTGGGTAACTTTGCGAAAGACCAAGAAAGCCCCGATTACCAAAACAGTTCTTGATGGGGCAATAGCTGAAGCCAAAAAACTAGGCTGGACACTTGAGCAGTTTTTGATTGAATGGTGCAACAGAGGAAGCCAAGGTCTAAAAGCAGAATGGATTGTTAAACCAAATCCCTATGACGTTGGGAGGCTCACAGTTGCGAGAAGTAATGAGCCTGACCCTGCTTTGCTGAAGATTGAGGAAGATGCAAAAAAAGCCGCACCCATACCATTTGAGGTATTGGCTAGGATGGCTCAAATAAGGCAAAAAGCATGAGCCACTACCAAGCAATGCAGTTATTGGACAAGGTGCGTGAGGGCGTACCATTTCCGATACACCTGATAAACCAAGCCTTAGAGCTTACTGGTGACCTAGAGTAAACACCTATGGCTTTCAGTAGAAAAGTAATATCCAATGAAGGCGACAGATTAGTTTTAGAGAAAGCTGAAGCAAGGGAGATATTCCGAACTTGGCAATCCCTGAGAGACAATGATTTTGTTCGTGCCAGGCTTGAGCGTTGCGAGAGAATCTATGGTTCAGGCGCAAGAGATCGAGTCCGAAATTACATGACCTTAATGAAAAACGGAACTCTTGAATGAACTATTTATCAGTATGTAGCGGGATAGAAGCAGCAACAGTTGCTTGGCATCCTCTAGGGTGGAATCCTGTGGCTTTTTCGGAGATCGAGTCTTTTCCGAGCCAAGTACTCCAACATCATTACCCAAAAGTCCCCAACCTTGGTGACATGACAAAATTTAAGGAGTGGCAAATTGAATCAAATGTCGATGTTTTCGTTGGAGGAACACCATGCCAGTCTTTCTCAGTCGCAGGACTCAGAAAAGGATTGGATGACCCTCGTGGTAACCTCATGCTTACCTATCTTGCCATTGCTAAACAACATCGCCCCCGTTGGTTGGTCTGGGAGAATGTCCCCGGCGTTTTGTCCTCCGCTGATGGACGGGACTTTGGTAGCTTCCTCGGAGGGTTGGCAATCTGCGGGTATGGGTTCGCATATAGGGTGCTTGACGCTCAATACTTCGGAGTGGCCCAAAGACGCAAACGTGTGTTCGTTATCGGATATCTTGGAGACTGGCGACCTGCCGCAGCGGTTCTTTTTGAGCGGGAGAGCTTGTCAGGGCATCCTAAACCGAGCAGAGAAGCGAGGAAAGTTACTCCCACCCTCTCTTCAAGCGGCACTGGAGTCAGTCGTGTCGGATTCAACTGCGAAGATCAATGGTTTATAGAAACACCTATTGCCGCCAGAATGACTGCTTTTGGTGAGTATCAAATTGATGGTACGGCTAGTGCAATGAAAGCTAGAGATTGGAAAGATGCAACAGACCTTATTGCCCAACCAATCCCATTTGATACAACTCAAATTACGAGTCCACAAAATGGCAATAATCCAAAATCAGGTGATCCATGCCATCCATTGGCGGCAGGAGCTCATCCTCCTGCAATAGTGCAATCAATGGAGCATTTATCAGCTTATTCGATCCGAGAAGACGCAAAAGCAAATACTTTTAGTGCCACAGAACTAGAGGTTGCCAATGCTTTAAAAGCCTTACAACCTAGCCCTCAATCCCATCATGCTCAGACCTTTGTTGCTCAGAAGATTGCGGTCAGGAGATTGACTTGTGTAGAGTGCGAGAGATTGCAGGGCTTTCCAGACCATTACACCGACATTAAACCTAGAGGGAAAGCAACCCCTGATGGCCCAAGATACAAATCATTAGGGAATAGCATGGCAGTCCCAGTTATGAATTGGATTGGACAAAAGATACAAAAAGTCGAGGACATAATCAAATGACATTCATGGTCACATTCAAAGTAGACGCTAACCCTGTTGGAAAACAAAGGGCTAGATACGTCAAGAGGGGAAACTTTGTGCAAACTTACACCCCTGAAAAGACAAGAACCTATGAAACCTTAATCAAGGATTCTGCAATCGAGGCAATGGGTGCGTCAGAACCCTTGGAAACCCCTGTGAGCCTGTATCTTTACATTCGAGTGCCAATCCCCGCATCGGCAACCAAAAAGAGACTACAAGCCATTGAAAACGGCTCAGAGAAGCCAACAAAGAAGCCTGACGCAAGTAATATCCTAAAAAGCGTAGAAGATGGCATGAATGGGGTTGTCTACCATGACGATTCGCAGATCATAAACATCCACGTTACGAAGGTTTATTCAAGTCTGCCAGGTGTTGATATTTGCGTTAAGGAGTGTTTGGAATGAGCAACCCATTTAAGATTATTGAGCCAACTTGTATTAGCTTCTCAGGAGGCAGAACTTCGGCATTCATGCTTTACAAGATTCTAGAGGCTCACCAGATGAGCCTACCGCCCGAGGCTATCGTCTGTTTTGCCAATACAGGCAAGGAAGACCCAGCGACTCTAAAGTTTGTCCATGATTGCGAAACCCATTGGGGAGTTCCTATAACTTGGATTGAATACGATGGGGTAGACGAGGTAAAAGACCGATGGAAGATCGTCAATTACCAGACTGCAAGCAGAGAGGGAGAACCATTTGAGGCGATGGTAGAGCGTAAAAAGTATCTGCCAAACACATTTGCTAGGTTTTGCACCCAAGAACTCAAGATTTTGCCCATAGACAAGTACATGAAAAGCCTTGGGCATGAGGACTATGTAACTTTTGTTGGCATCAGAGCAGACGAGCAAAGACGGGTTGCAAAGATGAAAAACAACAAAGACATCAAAGAAACACCACTTGCGACCGCAGGGATTGGCGTTAACGATGTCCTAGACTTTTGGTCTAAGCAGCCATTTGACCTTGAGACAATAACTGTCAATGGGAATTCATTGTTGAGCAATTGTGATCTTTGTTTCTTGAAAAAGGCAGATCACTTGATGGGGCTGATTATCGACAAGCCAGAAAGAGCAGTCTGGTGGGCGAACATGGAGAAAAAGGTCGGTGCTAGGTTTAACCAGGCACACCCAAGTTATGTCGACATGATGCACTTCAATGCCAAACAACAGGGCTTATTTGATCCCGATGAGGAGTCAATAGCGTGTTTTTGCGGAGATTAGGGTTTGTCCCTATGGTATTACGCAAGCAAATAGGTAAGATTTAATTTTTAACAGGAGTGAATCATGGAAAAAACTTGGGAATTTGACACAACTATTGGTCAAGGTAGCGAAGTAGTGACAGTAGTCTATGAATACGAAATAGACGAGGACAAATCCACGTTCAACGAGTCTGTCAAGGAAGTTTGGTACGAAGGGCGTGACATTGTTGGGTGTATGTCAGAAGAGGCTTACAAAGAACTGGATATTGAAGCGGCAATGCGGTTTCAGAATCATAAACTGAACTACAAGCAAGAGGATGTATGAACGAACCAACCAAAGCCATCCAATACCTAATCGATACCGCCCCTTTGTATGCAAAAGCAAAAGCGGATCGGATGTACTTAGAAGAGTTTAGAAAATCCCGTAAAGCTCAACTTATGAGTCAAGCGGGAACAGAAGTTTTAGGTAAACAAGAGGTTTATGCTTATGCTCACGATGATTATGTTGGGATATTGGAGGGAATTAGACAGGCGGTAGAAAAAGAGGAAAATTACCGATGGTTAATGACCGCAGCTCAAGCAAGAATCGAAGTATGGAGAACAAATCAATACTCAGCTCGCATGGAAATTAAGGCAACCCAATAATGCAATCAAAGAATAAATCTAAACCCACCGCAGGGGAAAGGTTGCATATTGCCAAGATTAAACTCATGCCATGCATTATTTGCCAGGCAAACCCCCCAAGCGAATGCCATGAGATTAACCAAGGTCAATGGTTCACATCAATGCCACTTTGTGCAGATTGCCACAGAGGTTCGGTGAATGGGATTCATGGTCAACGCAGACTATGGAACGTCTACAAAATGGATGAGCTTGCAGCACTAAACGAGACAATCCGACTATTGATGGACAATAAAAAGCCCTCTAGAACCGATTTAAACGAGTTTTGAGCGGTTTTTTGGCATGGGTTAATAGTTGGTATGCATCAGGCAATAAAAAACCCTCCGAAGAGGGCTTGTGGGTTTAGCGTTTCCCGCTAAGTATTCGGAGGATTAGGGCTAGACAAGCATAAATCATGCTTCCTCCAATAGTTCAAGGGCTTTTTTCTTGCATTGGTTAACTTGTTTTTTGGTTAAACCAAGGGCTATTTGTTCTGCAAGTTGGCTTGCCTGATTTGCCTTTTCATCAGTTGGAGCGGTTATAGCCAAAACCAAGCATTGTGTGAGTGCGTCTATTTGTGTCATTTTGTCTCCAATATTAAATGATTATCCCGATAGCATGAGTTAAAAGAGGGTGAACCGATTTCTATTTCAACAACATAAATATCATTACCATATTCATGCCACCAATCAAGGGGCATTTGATAATCCTTTGCATGATTATTCAATCCCTTTTTTAGGTGTTCTTTGGCTAATGTTTCATTAATGGCATAAGCTTCAAAATGAAAACGTCTAGAATCTAAAATGGCTTTGTAGAATTTCATTTTCTAACCCCTTCAATCCAAAGATCGCAGCAAACACCGATTTCATGCAATGAACCATTGACGCACAATTGTTTTAATTCATCTGGAAAACCAAAATAAATTGTAGAGTTACTAGCGTCATCAATAACCCCTTCATAATGTTTTATTATATTCATAATAGCTTTAGATTTATCTTTATCTGAAAACTCATAGTTTTCTATTGCCAATTGATATTTATGCATAATGAACCCCTTTAATTTGAACAAAACCCGAATGATCCTTTTTAGCCTTACCTTTGGCATAGAGGGCAACAACTACATTTTTGGGTTCAATGTGTCTAACGTCTGTGTCGTCTCCATCGATAACCTCCCAAGATCGGAAGCTTGTCGGGATATCCTCTTTCCTTTGGAACACTACCGCAACCCTAGAATTATTTTTGTTTGTCAGACCTTTGATTGAAATCGGTTTAGGGGTAATGTTGGAGAATGAATAGGTCAAATCATAATTTCCATAGGTTTTGCCCTCTAAATTTCTTGATGGGTGTTTTGTGTAATCGTAAAACTGAACATCGGGAAATAATTGGAAAATTGTTCTACCTATTCCATCAACATCCCCATCAAACAAAATTGGGAAGTTTTCCCAAGGAATGTCACTTGTCCCATTTAAACGAACCAAAAGTTTTTGGTCATTATTCCAGGCAGACGTATGGAGCAGTCTCCAAATATCTGCACAAAGGGAAAGTAAAAAAGCCCTTTGATTGTTGTACCAAAAATCTGTTTTGGCTTGTCTAGCCTTTTGAACAGAATTAAAAGCCCCTCTACCCGCAGAATAAAGGCAGCCATCCATACAACCCGCTAATTTAGCCAAAGGGCATAGATTCTCATCGGGTGTAAGGTAGAGGATGGCGGTTAAAAAACCAAGCTTTTCCCCTTTTACAGTTTTTGTGGACGCAGTACCCAATAGGGTTTTGTAAGGCAAGCCCTCTTTTTGGAGAACAAATTTATAAGGATTTCGCATATTGACACCTATTAAAAAAAGTTAAAAGTTACACCCAAGCTTGAGAATAAAACCGATCAGACGATGCTTTGACCTCTTGCCATCGTCTGATCGGTTTTATTGCCCTTAAAAAGCCATGTACCGCCCGTTAGCCTTGCATCATCACTACCATTGCCCAATGGCTTGTCCATAATTTGCCAGCCATCCAATGTCAATCTACGATATAAATCCGCAGACTGTTGGGATTCAACTTTGATGTGTCTGATTTCGGTTTTCATATTCCCTCCAATGCGCTAGAGAAATCTTTGGCTACGATTTCATAACCAAGCTTTTTAATATGCTTGAGGGCTTGATAACTTAGGGTTTTGGTTTTCGCTAATTCTGCGAATATCTTTGCATTATCACATTCGGGATAAAATAAATACCCTCCATAATGCTTGTCAACATTTACTGTAATTGTGAGTTTATCCATGATTAACACCTATTAAAAAAGATTTTGATAATCAGCCCTGAATATACATTTCGTATATTTCGGGATATTGCTCTTTGAGGTACTCTGTGGCTTGTTGGATTGCTTCGTCAAGGTTGGAGCTTAGGTCAAGCATATAGTCGCCTTGGTCAAGCAAACGAATCTTTCCGTCTACCAAAAGCTCAACAGACACAAACCCATCGCCATCACAACAATAAGTCCCATAGTTATAGATTGGCTCTTCGTCTTCGGTAGCGTCTTCGTTATAAATGTTACCGCCCGAATAGAATTCCCAATTGTCGAATTCTTGAGCAACAAAAACGTCTGTTGGCTTGTCACAAAGCTTGTGAGTATTGACAACAAAAAATTGCCCTTTGTTGGTTTCCACAATCTTTTCGTTTGTGAGGATGTGTGTGTACAAAGCCACAATGTCGCTAGATTGTCTGTTTTGTTTGACCCAATGTTTCATGTTGACACCTATTAAAAGTTGATTGAGAGAGAGAATTTTAAGATTTAGGGCTTGCTTGGTAAATTAGGGTAAACCCTGGTTTTTAGCTGCAAGCTTCTATTTAACCAAAACGTCAAAGTAAGCCAACAACCCTACACAAAGGGCTAGACCAATGACCAAAGCGCTGATTATGTCTAAAATGGTATTTTTCATTGTTGTGCCTCATTAGCCAAAATGTCGTTGATTGCACTCATAGCACCATCCCAATCATTTGTCTCATATTCATAATCCATGTCAATGCCCATTTCCTCGGTTGGATGAACAGTAACGATAAATTGGCAACCCCCACATTCCCGCCTAGATTCATCCGCATAGTTCACCCATAAAGTGATTGAGTGAGTGTCATTAAGCTTTCTCTCGAATGATGGACAGACATTATTGTGCCAAGAGGAATCTGCAAAACCCTCGGGCAATTGAGGAATGTCGTAGTCAAAATTTCGGAATTCGTATTTATAAGAACAACGCATATTGACACCTATTTAAGAGTTACAGGGAGAATCGCAAAGTGTTATAAGCGATTCATTAAACATAAAATCAGTACCGAATTTATTATGAGTATTTGTTACAACCTCATAAAATGCTCTACTTAACGAAGCATATTCGTTTTGTTGCCACTTAGAAAACCATTGTTCTTTTCCATCGTGACGAACAATTTTCCAATCGTCTCCCATGTCATAAGCTTTAACCAATAAAGAACCAATTTTATAAAATGCTCTCATGTTCACACCTATTAAAAGACACTAGATCCGCTAGTTCGGTCTATATAGAATAGCAACAAAAAAAGAAAAAAGAATAGGGATAAACCCTTAGATGCTAGAATTAAATTAAATATTTATCAGATAAGGGAAAAGATGTCTAGACCGCCAAAGATTGACACAATCCAATTCAGAAGGAAGTTAGACAACCCCAAACGTCAAATCCTGTTAACAGTAGGACAAGGGAATATTTCCCAAGGTTTCGAAAACCTATTAGCCCTCTACCAACATTTGCATTCATTGGGTTATAGGATAGATGAACCATTTGAGAGATTAGGGTTAGTTACTAACTATGTCGGGAATAAACAACAACCCCAAACAAAGGATTCAATGGTAGGGTAAACACTAAGAGAAGGATAAACAAGAATAGTTCTCATTCAAATCAAGTACATCCAAAATGGTGCATCGTCTACTCTCACCCAAGTAAACGCAAATGAGAATCATTCGCATCTAGACCTGGTTAAATAAACAGTAGGGTAAACCCTGGTGTATAGATAGACAGTACTGGCTGCTTGTACAGTAGGGTAAACGTGTAGGTAGAAACCCTATGAGAATGATGGGGGGGAGGGGGTAGGTTGGGTTGGTAGATATTTGTGGTACATCCCCTATACCGAAAAAGCCAAATCGAATAAACTAAGTCATCACTTCCTAGAAAGGGAAAAAAGTGGAAACATTAAAAAGAGGTCGTGGTAGACCCAAGGGTTCAGTAAAGATGACCATACAGAGGTTTGCTGACAACCCACCTGCTATTCTGCCTAAGACAGACCATCAGAGGCTCAAGGAGCTTAAGGAGTTGATGATTAGAAGTGGAGGTAAGGATGTGGCTCAGAAGGTGATAGAGATAGCCCTTAATGATGACCATCCCCATCAATTGGTAGCCCTTAAGATGTGTTTAGATAGGACTCTACCTGTTTCTTTGTTTGAAAAAGACAAGTCTCAAAGGTCAGCAGTCACCATTAACATAACAGGGATTGGTGCTGAACCGACCATAATTGATGAACAACCCCAAGACGTAGAGGCGAAGTATGGCTGATCTCAATTTCTCCTTACTGCCGTGGCAACAAGAAGTTTTTGCCGACAAAACGAGGTTCAAGGTCGTTGCGGCTGGTAGGCGTTGCGGTAAGAGTAGGATGGCTGCTGTAACCCTGTTAATAGAGGGTTTGAAGTGCCCTCCTGGTTCGGCAGTCTTGTATGTGTCTCCTACTATGGGGCAATCCCGTCAAATCGTCTGGGACTTATTGCTAGACCTTGGCAGAGAGGTTATTCAGTCCTCCCATGTGAATAACCTAGACATTACCCTGATAAACGGGGCAAGAATCTACGTCCGTGGTGCGGATAGACCCGATACCCTTCGTGGTGTCTCATTAACCTATGCCGTACTAGACGAGGTAGCCGACATTAAACCTGAAGCATGGGAACAGGTTATTCGTGCCAGTTTGTCTGATAAACGGGGTAGAGCACTCTTTATCGGCACTCCAAAGGGACGCAATTGGTTCTACGATACCTTCAAACTAGGCGAGAGCGAGGATGATCCTGATTGGAAGTCATGGCACTTCACGACTGCTGATAACCCTTTGATTGACCAAAAAGAGATAGAAAGTGCTAAAAAGACTCTGAGCACCTTTGCTTTTAAGCAGGAATACATGGCAAGTTTCACCAACGCTGGTTCGGACATCTTTAAGGAAGAATGGATCAAATACGGGGTAAAACCTGAACATGGTAGCTATTACATCGCTGTTGACCTTGCGGGATTCGAGGAAGTTGCCAAACAAGCGGGGAATGCTAAGAAGCGTCTGGATGAGTCTGCCATCTCTATCGTGAAGGTTACAGACGATGGGAAGTGGTTTGTTGAGAAGATTGAACACGGGAGATGGGACATCCGAGAGACTGCCTCTAAGATATTGATAGCCATTAGGGACTACCGACCCCTTAGTGTGGGGATAGAGAGGGGGGCGCTAAAGAACGCTGTTTTGCCCTATCTAAGCGACCTTATGCGAAAGAACAACACCTATGCCCATATCGTAGATTTGACCCACGGGAATAGAAAAAAAACAGATCGAATCATCTGGGCTTTACAAGGTAGGTTCGAGCATGGCAGAATTGTGTTAAATTCGGAAGAAGATTGGGATGAGTTCGTAGACCAGTTAATCCTGTTCCCCGCACAAGGGGTTCACGATGACTTGCCAGACTCCCTTAGTTACATTGACCAACTTGCTGTCACTTCGTATATGGAAGAAGATGACTCCGAGGAGTGGCAACCAGTAGATATTATTTCAGGGGTATAAGAATGGAATTCCAAGAACCTAGCGACTCAGATAAGGAACTAGTTTCCTTTGTTGTAGACCATTGTGATCGCTGGAGAGACTATCGGGACACAAACTACCTTGATGATTGGCTTGAATACGAGCGTATCTTCAATGGTGAGTGGGACTCCCAAGACAAGACTAGGGATTCCGAGCGTTCAAGAATCGTCACCCCCGCTACCCAACAAGCCGTAGAGACACGCCATGCCGAGATCATGGAAGCCATTTTTGGTCAGGGTGAGTTCTTTGACATCCAAGACGACATTCGTGATGTCAATGGTAGTCCCCTAGATGTTGAAGCTATCAAGGCTCAACTGATGGAAGACTTCAAAGTCGATAAGATTCGCAAAGCAATCGACCAAATTGAACTGCTTGCTGAACTTTATGGCACTGGAATCGGTGAGATTGTTGTCAAAACAGAGAAAATCTTTGTTCCGAGCACCCAACCAATACCTGGTCAAACGGGTCAAGCCGCTATTGGTGTAGTAGAAAAAGACCGAATTGCAGTCAAGATTGTTCCTGTAAACCCCCGTAACTTCTTGTTTGACCCTAATGGAACGTCTATTGATGACTGTATGGGTGTGGCTATTGAGAAGTATGTTTCTATCCACAAGATCGTCAAAGGTCAAGAAGATGGCATTTACCGCAAGGTAAAGGTCGGTACTGACTCTATGGACACAGACTTAGAGCCTACCCAAGAGATTACTCAGTACGAAGATGACAAGGTTAAGCTCCTTACTTACTATGGACTCGTTCCCCGTGAGTATCTTGATGAGATCGAAGATGGAGCAGAAGTAGAGGATTTATTCCCTGAAGACTCTATTCAGGATGAGTATTCCGATCTGGTTGAAGCAATTATCGTGATTGCCAATGATGGTGTTCTTCTCAAAGCAGAAGCCAATCCATACATGATGAAAGACCGCCCAATCCTTGCTTATCAGGACGATACAGTTCCTAATCGCTTGTTGGGTCGTGGTACTGTTGAGAAGGCTTACAACTCACAAAAGGCTATAGATGCCCAAGTTCGTTCACACTTAGATTCACTAGCCCTAACAACTAGCCCAATGATGGCTATGGATGCCACTCGCCTCCCACGGGGCGCTAAGTTTGAAGTCAAGCCAGGCAAAGCTATCCTGACAAACGGAAATCCCAATGAGATTCTGTTCCCGTTCAAATTTGGCAATACGGATGGTTCTAACCTAACAACCGCTAAAGAGTTTGAACGTATGCTTTTGATGGCAACAGGTACTCTAGATTCTCAGGGAATGGTATCTGCCGTTGCTAGAGATGGCGGTCAGGGCGGTATTTCGATGGCAGTGGCCTCGATTATCAAGAAATACAAGCGTACCTTGGTGAACTTCCAAGAGGATTTTATGATCCCCTTCATCACCAAAGCCGCCTACCGTTATATGCAGTTCGACCCAGAGCGTTATCCTACTGTGGACATGAGGTTTATTCCGACTGCTGCGTTGGGAATCATCGCCCGTGAGCATGAACAACAACAGATGATTGGTTTGCTTCAGACTCTTGGCCCGAATACACCTGTTTTGCCTATCATTTTGAAGGGCATTATGGCTAATTCTTCTCTGTCAAACAGATATGAGTTGATTGAGATGCTTGACAAGATGTCTACGGCTGATCCACAAGCCCAACAAGCGGCTCAGATGCAACAACAATTGGCTATGCAACTGGCTCAAGCGCAGATTGCTGTCCAAACGACTCAAGCAGAGCAGAACAAGGCTGAAGCGCAAAAGTTATTGACTGAAGCGCAATTGATGCCTATTGAGTTACAAGCTAAGAGTATGGCGGCTAATACCAAGAACCTCCCAACTGATGATGCTTTGGCTTCAAAAGAGTTCGATAAACGGGTCAAGATTGCTGAATTGATGCTAAAAGAGGCTGATATTCAGAACAAGGCTAAGATTGTTGAAAAACAGATGACTAGACAATGAATCCAGAACTTCAGAAGTACTATGAGGAGCGCTTCTCAATGATGTCCACTCAAGGGTGGATAGAATTGATGGAAGATGTTGACAAAATGATAGAACCTTTGAATAATATCTCAACAATTGCAGACGAAAAAAGTCTACAATTCAGAAAAGGTGAGTATTCAATACTAATTTGGCTGAAAAACTTGAAACAAGTCAGCGAAAGAGCATTTGAGGACTTAAATGAAAAGAATGTATGAATTTGCCTGTGATAATGGGCATATAACAGAGAGATTTGTTGATTATGAGTCAACAATTCTCGTATGTGAGTGTGGCGATACATCTCGTCGCATTCTTTCTGCGCCAGCTTTTCGACTCGAAGGGTGGTCTGGTTCTTTCCCATCATCGCATGGGAAGTTCGAGAAAAGCCACTTAGACAAGCTAAAAAGCGAGCGCAAACTCAACTCATAAGCAATTATGCCGAGTTGAATCTCCTACAACCGAACAACGGCAGGAAAAGGAAAAAGTATGTTAGTTGATGACGACAAAGAAGAGTTGGGTGAGTTAGAGGCAGAAGAGCAGAAGATCGAGCAAAAGACTGAACTTCCTGAGAAATACAGGGATAAAAGTTTAGATGACATTGTGAGGATGCACCAAGAGGCTGAAAAGCTCATTGGTAAGCAAGCACAAGAAGTAGGCGAGGTCAGAAAGTTAGCTGATGAACTCATCAAACAGAACCTTGGTTCACGACAACAAACTAGGCAAGAAGAGCCTGAAGTAGATTTCTTTGAGAATCCACAGAAGGCAATTCAGAGGACTGTTGATAATCACCCCGACATCCAAG